GGTACCAATGCTGATCATGTCCTCGGCAGGCACACCGCTGCTTTCGTACTTTTTGGCAAGGTACACCACCAGCCGCAGGTTGTGGGTGATCAGGTCGTCCCGGGCAGCGGCATCGCCTGCAGCCATACGGGAGAGCAGGACTTTTTCCTGTTCCGGGGTCAGGGGCGGGGGCAGGCTGGGCGCGCCCGCCAGAAAATGTGCGCCGCCGCAATAGCCCAGCCGTGCAAGGAGCCAACGCCAGAACCGGTGCAGAACATGAAACATGAATACCCCTCCTGTACATCTATAGATATCGATCGCATCAAACGCTTCTCAGCGGATGCCCAGCTGTACGGCCAGTTCGCTGCCCAGCAGAGCTGTCCATGGCTGCTGTGTTTCCGGGCGGCAGAATGCGGCCAGAATGCCCGCTGCACTGCCTTTGCTGGTGCGCAGGGCCTTGGCCGGAACGGCAGGCAGCACGCAGTGCCCGGCAATGGTGGTGCAGGGCACCAGCCGCACCCGCAGCTCCGGCGGCGGTGCCGTGCCACAGGCAAAATAACGGTCCAGGAATGTGCGCAGCTCCTGCGGCAGGGCGCTGCGCACGGCAGGATAATAGACCAGAACCACTGCCTGCCCGGTCAGCGGGTCCTGCACTGAGAAGCCAGTGTCGCAGAAAGCCTGTACGGAGAGGACTGCACCTTCCAGCTCCAGCACAGCGGCAATGCAGCGGGTGCCTGCACGGCCAAAGCAGAACAGTACGCCGCGCAGCACGGCAAGCACTGCACCGCAGCACAGCAGCAGCCGGCCCGGGGACAGCGGCAGATAGACGCAGAGATTTGCGCTTTGCACTCCGGGCAGCAGCACGGCTCCGCACAGCAGCAGGTTCAGCAGCAGATACCACACACACAGCTGCACAAAATTGCGCAGGCCCGGCACGCCGTAAGCCGCAGCTACAGCGGCACAGCAGGTGAACACCTTATAAAGGAAAGCTGCAGGGCCGGGCAGCTCCGGCAGCAGAATGCCCAGCGAAGCCGCTGCCGCTGCCGCACTGCCCGCCATCAGCCGCAGACCGCTGCACTGCCGCGCACACAAAAGCCCTGCGCCCAAAAGCAGTGCTGCTGCGGCCAGAAAGTTCGTCAGCAGCAGTTCGTCCAGATAGATCACGGTTTTCATACACGATCCCTTTCAAATTCCAGTATCTTCCAATTCTGCAAAAAACCATGTCGCTGTGTGCAAAAAAGCGGCTTCTGTAAGAATTTTGAGACCGGATTTTCACAGTCTATCACATTTTTCACATTTTTTTCAAAAAAGTACTTGAACATTTCTGGAAAGTGTGGTATATTATTGCCATCCTAGTAAGGGACGTAAGCCAAACAAATGGCTTGCAAATATCTTTCTAAATTTGAAGGGAGAAATTCATTATGATGATGCCTGCAAACTTCTCTGCTGTTGCAGAAAACGAGATGACCTACGTTGTTGGTGGTAGCCTGGTTGATGTCCTGGCTCCTGCTATGAAGACTGAGAACTGGCAGAACGTTTCCGCTAACGTGATCAAGATCGTTGGCAACTCTTTCCTGGATGCGTACACCAACTCCATTCTGAGCCAGCTGTTCGATGGCAACTACGTTCCCGGCGATGTGATCGGCTTCTCTGTTAAGAATCTGGATAAGGCTTACAACAAGGGCTACAACACCTTCGGCGGCAACTGGGGCTTTGCTGTTGGCGCTCTGAATGCTGGCATGCAGATCCTGGGCGGCCTGTCCGCTATCTACACCCTGGGCAGCGGCTCCATCGGTCTGGAAACTAAGAAAGGCACTCTGCCCACTCTCTAATAACTAATCTTTCCTGAATAGGACAGATGGCTTGATTTGACATAGCGCTTGCTGTGTCAGATAAAAAGAGCTAGGGACCCCGCACAAGACAAGCAATTGTTTTGTGCGGGGTTTTTGTTTGCATAAAAACGTAGCAGGCTGTGGGAAAACGGCGCAGGGATGGAATGAGAATAACCCATTCAAAAACAATTTCCCGATGGCAGACAAACTGCTGCAGAATTTTTCAAAAAACAGTTGACAACTCCCGGATGTGCTGATATAATAAGTCACGTCGTCAGGCACGGCACGAACATCTGGGGGATTAGCTCAGCTGGGAGCCCGGTTGGTATCAAAACACACCCCCAGTCAGATGGTCCTGCGACAATCAATTCCCAACAAAAAACTCCATCCAAGAGGTTCGCTTCTTGGATTTTATGGGGGATTAGCTCAGCTGGGAGAGCGCTTGCATGGCATGCAAGAGGTCACCGGTTCGATCCCGGTATTCTCCACCAAAAAAGCACTGTACTTCGTTTGAAGTATGGTGCTTTTCTTTTTGATTTCTTGGAGGCTACGGAAAAAATCAGTCAAAAGTCTGATTTTGCAGGCGCATGGACGGCAACCCCCAATTCTTGCTGTTTCGTTGTTTTTGAAAATACTTGTTCGATGCCCGACTGTTTTGCAGGCGGACGTATCACTCCCCCTCGATGTACGGAGTAAGGTCGAAGTTGAACGAGATGTTGATCTGGTATCCGCGATATACGTCTACCCTGCGGATGAGCTGGTTGACGATCATCTTCTTCGCTTCAAAATTTGCACTGTCGTACAGGTCAGCATAAGAAATCAGTTCATCATACAGCCGCGACACTTTATCCATCAGCTCAGCCGTTTTCTCCAGTTCTTCACTGGCCGCTTCGCAAAGGTTTTCCAGCTCCGTGAGTTTCTCTTCCTGCGCTGTAATCATTTCGGCAAGGGTTTCTCTCGGTAACACGCTTTCACCTTTGATGCAAGCTAAAACCTCGGTTTTCAGTGCCAACAGGTCTTTTTCTGCCTTGTTCCGCTGTGTCTGAAGGTCTTGCAGATGATTCTTGCGTTCCGCATTCTCTTTTTCATAGCGTTTTGTAACGATCTGCTCTTTGGGGATACCCCTCATCTTGGAGAAAATCTGGCGGACAGCTTTATCAATGATCTCATCCAGAATGTGGACGGTATATCCCGTCTGCCCGGTGCAGTTGGTCTGCTTGCGGAGCTTTCCGTAACAGGTATAGCGAATACGCAGCGTATCGTCTAACGAACCATCTGCCATTTTTCGCCATTTACGGCTGCTGGTCAGTTCCAGCTTTGTACCGCAGTGTCCGCAGTAAGCGTTGCCGGCAAGCAGCGACTTCCCATGGATGTTCAAAGGAAGGCGATTTTCGGCTTCCGCAGTTGAGCGCACAGAGCGTTCATTCCGAATGCGCTGTGCGTTTTCAAACTGTTCCTGCGGGACAATCTGCAAATCCGGCATCAATTCTGACCGTGCATCCCCACAACGGAGAACGCCGGTGTAGGTCAGGTTTTGTACCATCCCCCGAATACTGGATGGGTGCCAGCACTTTCCAGACCTTGCGCGATAGCCAGAATTGTTCAGATAGGTAGCAATGTGCTGCGGGCCGTAGCCCTCATACACATACTTGTCAAAGACAATCCGCACTACGGCAGCTTCCTGTTCGTTGATGTGCAGTTCGTACAGTTCATGCTTGCGCTTGTTGATACGCCCACTCCGTACAAGGTCATAGCCATAAGGCGCATTTCCGCCCTTGAAGTGACCTTCTTCTACAAGCTGGCGCAGACTGGTGCGGGTACGGACGGAAGTCTTTTCGCTTTCTCCGTCCGCCTGCCAGAATCGGATGTAGTTCAGCAGTTTGTCAGTGTGGTTGTCGAAACGCTGCTCACCCTCTTGGGTACTCCATACCCGGATGCCGTTCCGTACAAACCATTCCACAACAAAGGGAGTTTCATCTGCGATACGACCGATACGGTCGAACATGAACACCAGCAGGATGTCAAACTTGCCCCTCCGGGCATAGTCCTTGATGATTTGCAGCTTGTCGCGGGCGGCGGCCCGGACTTTGTGGCCGGACACGCCTTCTTCCTGTTCTTCATGGACGATGACCCAGCCCTTCGATTCAGCGAACTTATGGCAAGCCTTTCGCTGCATGGGCAGGTCAGCTTCATGGTTGGAAGTGAAATCCACCTGCTTATCGGTGGAAACGCGGTACAAGCAGCAGACGCGGTTGTTGTTTTCTGTCATTGTAAATTCCTCACTTTCATAACAAAAGTGGGGACAGGCTTTATTTCGTTGTCAAAGAACGTCCGGCAATGGTTCGGCTTGTAGCACCGCCCGTTACCGCACTCAGTATAGCGTTTGGTTCTGCATTCGTCCATGATGTCAACCTACCTTCTTCGTATAGCTGGTGGCAAGCAGGATGTTCCGAATGCGCTCAAATGCTTCCGGGTTGGGTTCTTTGGAAAAACTGAAAACAACAGGATAGCCATTGATTACATGATATTGCCGGTCGGCATCACGGTCAGCCGCAGGAAGGTTCTCTGCGACCTGTGAAAATTTATCGATCATAAGATTGTAACTCCTATTATGAATAAATGCTGTTGTCTTAATATGTAACAATGGGCATCTGCGTTGTGCGGATGCCCATTGTCTTTAAGGAGAGATTCCTGTAAATGTCAGAACTTCATCGGCAGGGCATCCTTACGGGATTTGCCGTTGTACGCCGCATAGATGGGGAAAACGTATTTCTTCCATCCGGGCAGCTTTGCCGGGTTGTCCATCCCGGTGCGGTAGATTTCCATGGGATGGACGCTGCGCAGGGCACGGATCAGCCGTTCCTCGTTGAACTCACCGTGATACACTTCCACGAAGTACATCACACCCTTCAGGACTGCGGCACGGAAGGAATCGGGTTTGCCCTCCCATGCGTCCACAATCAGCCGCAGAGCCTCGCAGTAGATTTTCTCGCCCATCTGGTTGTACAGCTTGAGTGCAGTGCCTACGCAGCTGATGCGGTAGTCGCTCAACTGCAAGCTGTCATAGTTGAAGTCCAGACCCACCCGGTTGGTGGCTGCGAGGAATGCCATGGAAAGAGCATCCTCGCCCACGACCTTGGCACGGAGCTTGATGCCCGCCGTCAGCGGTGCAGCGTGACCGTTTTGCTCTGCGAAGAACAGGGCTTCCTGCTGCATCGTCAGACCCGTATACACCTTGCAGAGAATCGGGAGGTCTTTGCCACCGTTGCGCAGGATACGCGCTTCAATGGTGTGCTGACCGTCCGTTACATAATACCGGCCATTGCGAAAGCTGACCTTCGGCTCATTCGCCGTATATTCATTGAAGTCTCTTGCAATCAGCTCAACGCGCTTACGCTGGATGCCCCGCTGATAAAGCTCGCGCGGGTAGATTAGCTTGCTGCTGTGAATGACCACCATCTGATAAGGAGTGGCCACATTGAAAGATGCGGAAAAGTTGTTGGTGTTGCTCAGTCGCATTGCATTTCCTCCCGGATTCTCCAGATGTATTTTTCGGCTTCTGCTAAAATCTCACTGACCTGCTGCTTACGCTTCGGGATGGTGAGCAGGCTGGGATTAAAGGTAAAGCTGTATTCGAGCCGCTGTATCATGGCATGAACAGCGGATTGCAGCTCGGTGTACAGCATCATTTCCTCCACGCTCCCTGCGTCCTCAAAGGACGATTTGATGGGTGTGTAGGGATAGATGGGTGGCTTTCCATCCACTACTTCCGGCGGCGCATACGCTGCCGTGGAGCGGATGATGGGCTTGAGCTTCCGAATGCTGCCCAGTGGGTTCAAGGCAAGACTGTTCTTCAAGGCATAATCGAGCCGCTGCATATCTTCCGGGGCGAGATGCCCTAAGTATTTCAAAATGCGGCTTTTGTCGATGGTGAAGATCTGTTCTGCCAGAGCCATAGAGGACATAGACAGCCCTTCGTTTTCCAACAAGCAGTGTGTCGGCTGAGTTACTTTCTTTTCCGTATTGCTTGTCAGAGGGACAACGATGAGGGTCGGTGCGTAGGTATTGCCCACATCATTCTGAATGATGACCGCAGGGCGGTCGCCGTGCTGTTCCGAGCCGGTACTTGTGTTTCCGAATTGGACGTAGTAAATGTCTCCGCGCCGGAACTTCCAGTTTTGCTGCAAATGTTTACCTCCATGTTTTGTTATGTACAAAGCCCGCTGCTTTTTCTTGGCAGCGGGCTTCGTTCAATTTATGGTGGCATTCATTTTAATGGGGTGTGTTATCACCTCCCCGGTGACAAAGTGCAGTGCCGGACTTACCGGTGCATAACAACATAGTCATGCCCACGGTTGGTCTGGCAGACCGTGCAGGTGTCCATGCTCTTGTCAGGGCTGGGCACGAGCGCAATTTTGAAAGCCTTAGCTTCCACGAAGTGCCGGAGGCAGGTCGCGCAGAGGGTTCGGATGGATTTGACCATTTCCGGGGTCAGCTCCATTTCCTCGTAGATCTCCTGCTCCCGCACGGTAGGATTCAATTCAACCATAGAGATGTCCTCCTATGTCGGGTAGTTGTTTTGCGGATAGATATGGATAGCCTCCGTCCGGGGCGTAGGCTCCCGGCGCAGGACCAGCATAAACTCTGCCAGCGGGTCGCCCTCGGTGGTCAAATCCTCGTAGGGATTCTCCCGGATGAGGTGCAGCCACGAGGACAGCAGCGAATGAGTAACAAGGTATGCAGCCATTACTGTGCCTCCTCTGCGGGCTTGTACTGGGCAGCGGCCGTATCAAAAGTCAGGCCGAGAGCGGCAATCTTAGCTTTCCACTGGGCATTCAGTTCCTGACGGGAAGTCAAGTGGTGCTGCAGAGCCTTGAACGGCGGCATGGCAGCGTTGGCGGTGTCGGCATCCTTGATGCCAGCAATAATCTTGCTGCCCTCTTGCATGACCTGCTCGTAGGCTTCGTTCTCCTTGGCATTTGCAGCCACTTCCTCGGCGGCCTTGCTGTTGTACTCCTCAAACAGTTTGGTCAGGAAGTCGTTCGGGCTGCCGGGGCCGAGGGCGGGAATCTTATAGACACCGTGGATGCCGCGGGTGCCCTTGGCAAAATACTTCTCACAGTTGGAGAAACCAATGGTGCGGTCGTTGCCGTACATTTCCACGAAGCCGCCCAGATCCATAGGCTCCCACACATTGTTCTTGGTCTGGCCCTCAACCTTGATGCGGAGACGGGTGTTATCGCCGTCCTTTTCCTCGGTGGCGTGGAAGACCACCACGATGTTCTTCTTCAGCTCGTAGAAGCAGTAGTCCATCAGCCGGACGAACTCGCGGCCAACAAAGCCATAGCCCTTGAGGGACAGACTGCCGTCCCGCTGACCATACTTGGGGTTCTGCTTGATGGCCCACAGGCCCATCAGGGTGATAAGCTTGCCGGCGGTATCGAACACTAGCGTCTCGAAGTCCTTGAGGTTCTCCGGCTTCAGGTCATTCAGAATTTCGTCATAGCTGCGGGGCTGGATGTACGGCATACGGTAGCGAGGCTCGATACGGTCAATGCCGAAGTCGCAGTCGATGTGCAGCGGGCGGGGTGCGGACAGGGCCAGCGTAGACTTGCCGATGCCGGGATAGCCAGCAATAAGCATCCGAATCTTCTTTGCGCCGTCCTGAATGTCGTTGGGATTGCGAATCATAATGTTTACTCCTTTTCAGCTGATAGGTTTACTTGCGAAACATGACGTACTTGCCGGTGGTGCGGTTGACCAGCTCCATGAAGTCCGGGCCATCCCGGACACAGAGGTACAGACGGAAGTCCCAGCCCTGTGCGGAAAGGGCTTCTTTCTGCTTGCGGGTCAGCTTTTTGCCTCTTACTTTCAAAAAATCACCCCCTCCTCGGCCTTGTTGACAGCGATGTTCAGAGTGATGGTCTCCCGGCAGCGGAGGCCGAAGTTGCCGCCCGGGCCGAACATCTTGGTTTTCTCGAACTCCCTTGCGCTGTACACGCTGGAGCAGTTCAGGATATTGGGAATGCGGTCGGGATGCACTGCCCGGAATGCCTGACACGCCATCTGGTAGTTGGGTGCCCAAACCTCCGTCCACCCACCGCAGTACGGCTGGACATCATCGGAACCGTAGGTGAAGTAGAATTTTTCCAGATCCATCATTCGGCCTCGCTTTCGTCCTTGATGCAGATACCGAGCGCAGAGAACAAGAGCATCAGGCCAACTTCATCTCCGTCATCCAGGCTCATAAAGTCGAGCTCCCCGGCCACAAAGCCCTCACGGAGAATCACAGCGGTGCCCACAATGGGCTGACCATGTTCCGGCGTACCGTAGAGAATGCTGGCAATGTTGTTGATGGCGTAGCCTTTCAGCAGTCCCTCATCATCAATCACCATGCACAGTCCTTCCGGCAGATACTTGGGATGAACCACCTCAATGCAACCGCCGACCTCTTTCTGGAGGTTGTCCAGCAGCGGTTCGCCGAAGTCCTTGAACTGCATCTGATTCTCGGTGTCGAATACCAATCCTTTCATAAAATCACTCCTTTTCCGGGAAGCACTCACGGACTTCCCATGCGTCTGCGGCCTCTAAGCAGCGGTCGCAGCCAACGATTGTGCCATCATCGGTGCGGTAGATGGTATCGCACCTCTGGTGGCAGAGGGGGCACACAGGAGGCTCAGGGTAGCCAGCTTCTTCGTCAGTCGGATACAGCATCCAGCACCTCCCGGAGCTTGCGCCCCATCCAGCGGCCTACATCATCGAACATCCCCATGCTGTCCAGCCAGACAAACAGGGCTGCGATAACAGAGGTCACAGCAAACTGCGCCGCCGGGGCACGAGCTGCTGCCTGTTCGGCGGTGATGCCGTACACGATCATCAGAATCCGGGTCATTCCTTACACTCCCTTTCTTTGCGAGCCTTGCGGGCAGCCGTTTGGGCTTCCAGCTTCTCGCGGTTCCCGGGCTGGGCGATGAATTTTTTGAATCCCGCCAGCGTCACGCGGCCAAAGCTCTCACCGACTTCCGGGGGAATATCGGCCACGTTGATGTGAATTGTGGTGTCCATGTGGTCCTCCTGTTTTAAAGTAGGCAAACGGTCTACTTACAGAGCAAAAAAAATCTGCTCCATTTCCTCCGTTCCGATGTGGAGCAACTCGCACAGACTTTTAATTTCAGGTGCGGTAAAATCGGTTTTATTCCGAATTTTGTTCAAAAATCCCTGATATGAAAGGCCAATGCGATTTGCAATATACTTCATCTTGTAGCCGGAGGCATCAATCTTTGCTTTGAGCAAAGTGGTATTGGTCACAGTAAGTTCACCTCGCTTTCCGTTCGGCGTAGACTGGTTGTCTACTGGGCGTATATTACCACCTCGTAGACCGAATGTCAACTATTTTTTTGAAAAATTTGAAAAAATGTTGACCTCATGCCTACGCCGTATTATAATTGCATCAGAAGAATTTAGGGGGATGCAAAACCATGACCATCGGACAAAGAGTGAAAATTCGACGTGAAGAATTGGGGATGTCCCAAGAAGAACTAGCAAAGAAAATCGGCTATAAGTCGAAATCATCTATCAATAAGATTGAGCTTGGCTTCCGTGTCCTCACGCAGTCTAAAATCAAGGCTATTGCTGATGCACTTGATACGACCCCGTCTTACATCATGGGATGGGATGAAGAAGCCAGCCGGAATGAGTGGGCTTCGAAATTCCGCGACAGCGTGATGCAGATTTTGAATAATGCAGATCCGGCCGACTTAGAGGCTGCGGGTATCAGCGTTCAGGAAATCGAAGAAGAACTGAGCGGCAGCGACTCTATTTCGTTGGTGACGGCCTGCGCCATTGCGGATGAGCTGGGCGAGTCGCTGGATTCTCTGCTGGGCCATACTCCCAAGGAAATGATAAAGGCCGCCCTCCAGCAGGAGGACGGCCAAACGGCTGAAATTATTGAGCTGCTTCTTGATTTACCGGCAGATCGGCAGCAGGAGGCGTTGAGCTATCTTCGTTACCTTTCAGGGCGTGCAGAAAAATAAGCAATCGCTCCTTATCAGCATCCGACAGTTTTTTGATTTTGGCAAAGATATCCGACCATTCGCTCGTAGTCATACGGCATGGCTCCTTTCTCAAATTTACTGTCGGCAGCAACTGAATTATATCAAATACGCACCCGCTTTTCAGGGATTCGTAGAATTATACCGAAAATCGGAAAAATATTGCGAATTTTGAAGAAGATAATCGTGAGGTGATGGTTGATGGCCCGAAAAAAGAATATTGCTGCGGGTCAGAATGCCGTCATTTATGCCCGCTATTCCTCCCACAACCAGCGAGAGGTCAGCATTGAGCAGCAGGTCAGAGAGTGCATGAAGCACGCTGCCGAGCTGGGGCTGCACGTCGTTGGAACCTATGAGGACAGGGCCATCAGCGGCAAGACCGATAAGCGGCCCAACTTCCAGCGAATGATGCGGGATGCTGAAAAAGGCAAATTTCAGGCGGTTGTAGCATGGAAGTCAAACCGCATTGGCCGCAATATGCTTCAGGCAATGGTCAACGAGGCCAAACTGGAAGACTGCGGCGTGAAGGTGTTCTACGCCGAGGAAGATTTTGACGATACAGCCGCCGGGCGTTTCGCATTGAGGAACATGATGAATGTGAATCAATTTTACAGCGAGAACATGGCGGAGGACATCACCCGGGGGCTGTATGATAACGCCAGCAAGTGCATGGCGAACGGTCGGCAGCCCTTGGGCTACAAGCGGGGTGAGGATGGCCGTGTGGTGCTGGATGAAGCGAATGCGGCCGTTGTGCGGGAAATATTCACCCGTGTGGCTGCTGGTGACCTGTTCGTGGACATTGCGCGAGATCTCAATGCCCAGGGCATCAAGACCAGCAAGGGAGCCAACTGGAACAAAGGCAGCTTCCAGAGTATTTGCCAGAACGAGCGGTACCGGGGCATCTACATATACGGGGATGTCCGGGTGGCCGATGGCATTCCACGCATAGTGAGCGATGATTTGTGGTACAGGGTACAGGAGGCCATGAGGATGAAAAAGAATCCAGTCGGAACCCGGCACCGTGTCGGGGCAGAAGATTATCTGCTGACCGGGAAGCTGCGCTGCGGGCATTGTGGCAGCTACATGACGGGCGTATCTGGCACCAGTAGAAACGGCGAGCTGCATTACTACTACACCTGCCAGAAGCGGCGCACCGAGCACGCCTGTGACAAGAAGAACATCCGCCGGGATGTCATTGAACCGGCTGTGGCTCAGGCCATCAAGATGTACTGCTTGACCGATGATGTCATTGCGTGGATAGCAGATCGGACGGTCGAATACTGGGAAAAGCACGACAATGACCTCCAGATTGAGGCGTTGGAGCAGCAGTTGGAGGAAAATAAAAAAGCCACCTCGAATATGCTGAAAGCCATCGAGATGGGGATTATCACAGAGGCCACCCGCACCCGGATGGTCGAGCTTGAGACTGAGCAATCCCGGCTGAGCGTCCAGCTGAATGCAGCCAAAGAGGATGTCGTGAAAATCGACCGGGAGCAAATCATCTCCTATCTGGAACTGCTGCAGCAGGGTGACATCCACGACCGGGATTTTCAGATGGAACTGTTCAAGAACTTCCTTGTGGCTGTCTATGTCTATGATGATAATCGCATGAAGCTGGTTTTCTCCTGCATGGGAGACCAGAACAGCGTCGAAATTCCTTTGGAGACCGGAGAAGACCCGCCCGATGGCGGGCTGTCACTGGATGCTAAAATGTTCGTTTTGACTCCTGATAGCTCCACCAGATCAGAAAGGCATCACACATTGTGTGGTGCCTTTTTTGTTTTGCATTGCAGCAGGAAAACACACAAAAATTTCTGCCCACTGCCGCAACCTGCGTGAAACGGGCTGTTTTGTGCGCGAATGGCAGACCACGGAAGGCGGAACTTGTGCTATAATATAAAAAACAGGGAAGCAGAAGGAACAGGGGGTGCAGCA